GGACACTGTAGGCACGGGCAGCATGGGAACTCCGTACTTCCCTCAGTCCATTCCGAGTGTCGATAACCGCCGCTGGTACATGGAGATTCAGACCAACTGTGTGATGGTCTGCACTCGTCCGACTGCGGTTCTCACGGTTGCCGTCCCTTGAGCTATATCACTTATCTCGATCTCGTCATTGAATTTGGCGAGGACGAGGTGATTGCGATCAGTGACCGGGATCGGGATGGTACTCCTGATTCCGGCGTGATTGCAGAGTCGATTGACTTTGCGGGTTCACACATTGATAGCTATCTGCGTGGGAAGTATACCGTCCCTCTTGCGGTGTGTCCGAGTAATCTCAAGAGTTTCGCGTGTGACTTTGCTCGGTATCGTCTCTACCAAGATCAACCGACGCAGTTAGTGATTGATCGCTATAACGCCGGTTGCTTCTATCTGAAGGATGTGGCGCGTGGCTTGGTCAACCTCGACATTGTTGAAGACGACAGCGCGGCAATCGCGTATTCGCAACCAACGCAAATCTTTACTCGAATGGTGTGGTGATGAGCATCGCTCCGTATCAGTTAGAGAAGATGGTCTACGGCCGGCTGATTGCAGAGTTATCAGACCTGAACCTGTTGATTGGAACCGCCAGCGAGATCGGTACGATGCCCAAGCAGTTTCCACGGGCGGTGTTTGTGATTCCTAGTCAACTTGAAGTGAGCGAGCAACGACGCAATCAAGTGGCTCTTCGTGAATCCGTCAATGTGGTGAGTGTCACGCGCAATGCGGCGACTCAAATTACCGGTGATGCGTCTCGTGAAGATGTGAGTCCGGTCTTGGTGAGAGTGATTAACTGTTTACTCGGTTGGATTCCTGCTGTGGGCTATGAAGCTCTGACGATGGTGAATGCGCCGAATGCTGAACATGATGCGGGCTTTGGGTATTACCCACTCGCCTTTGAAACACGATATGTTATTTCAGGAGTTTCCTAATGTCTGGTCTAATTTGTGCTGGTAATGTGTATCTGGATTTGTTTTCGAGTGGTCTGGCGACGGGTATGGTTGGCCCGATCAATGCCACCAAGTTTGCGGTGAGTCCGGGTAAGGCCGATTCGCTGGATCGTATCTCGTATATGCGGGATACCTTTGGTCAGGCGCTCGACTCGGTGATTTTCCCAGGTGTCTCGTCACTGTCGATTGAGACTGACGATGCGGGCGCTGAAGTCCTTCAGTATGCGCTGTTGGGCAGCCTGACTGACCTGAGTGAAGCCTCTGGTTCGGTGTTGGTTGGTGCGCCGGAAACTATTACGGCTCGTTTGGGCAAGTGGGTCAAGCTGGCCCATCGGAATGTTGGTTCGGTCGTGATTAAAGATGCCGATGATGCGCCGACCTACACTGCCGGTACGGATTATCTGCTGGATGCGACTGCCGGTATGGTGAAGTTCCTGTCTACTGGTCTGGTCACTGATGGTCAGGGCGTGAAGGCAAGTTATACCTACGGTCTGTTGAGTGGCAAGCAGATTATCGCTGCGACCGAGACTGAAATTCGTGCGATGGTGCGACTGGATGGAACTAACCTCGCTAACCAGAAGAAGGTCGAGATTATCTGTCACGAAGCGGTGCTGGTGCCAAGTGGTGAGTTGGATCTGATGGGCAAGAAGTTCGTGTCCTTCAGTCTGAGTGGAACTCTGGTGACTCCTGCTGGTCTGACCGGGCCGTTCCTCTATAATGAATTGGCGGGTTAAGATATTATTCATCGTTGAATGAAATGAGAGGGCTGTCATTTGATAGCCCTTTCGTTTAGGTGAAGTATGGCAAACATTGTGTTGGACGGAATTACCCTGCCGGGTGATTTAGTTTGGGAAGATGAGTTCCAGTGGGTTCCGGTCGCTCGTTCGGCTGAATACACGCTCACGGGTTCTCTCGTCATTGAAGAATCCATCAAACAAGCCGGTCGCCCAATCACTCTCGTTGCTAAGAGTGAGTTTCTTGGGCATATCTGGTTGTATCGTGCGACTGTCAAAGCTCTGTATGCCAAAGCCTCTGAAGTCGGTAAGGTGATGAATCTGACCTTATCGGATGGAAGAACCTTCTCGGTACGTTTCAAAGAGAATGGAGTGACGGCTGATTCGGTCTATCACATTGGCGATCATCTTGACGGTGATCGGTATTATCTCAAGATTCAACTGCTGGTGAATTAAGATGGCTGATAATACCCTTGAACTTGCCCTGAAGATTAGAGCCTCGATGGAGGGGTTGGATGCTGTCACGAAGATGGGTTCTAGCTTCGTAACAGTGAACCAACAGGTCGAAACCTTAATTCGTGGTCTGACTGCGATTAGTGGTTCGAGTGAAGGTGCGGTCAAGGAGTTTGATTATCTCACTGAAACGGCTAAACGGTATGGTATTTCCATACTGGATTTATCAGATAACTACGTTAAATTTATTGCGGCATCAAAAGGGACTTCTTTAGAAGGAGAAGCTGCACGGAAAATCTTTGAAGCCACCGCTTCAACAATGGCTGTCTTAGGTGGAGAAACAATAACCACTCATCGGGCGTTTACTGCACTTTCGCAGATGATGAGTAAGGGCCAAATTTACGCCGAAGAACTCAAGGGTCAGTTAGCGGAGGCAATACCGGGCGCTTTACAGTTGATGTCCAAAGCCTTGGGTATTACCACGAATGAAATGTTGGGATTGATGAAGGCTGGACAACTGAGTTCCGATGCGCTTCTCCCCTTTGCGATTGAATTAGAAAAGAAGTACGGTAGTTTAGCCTCATCGTCCAAAACCTTCTCGCAAGCCATTAACGGCATTCAAACCGAATGGGCGTTGTTGATGAAGCGGTTGGGGGATACTGGCGCGTGGAGTTTGATGACGAATGCGATTGATTTGTTGAGTAAGCATTCTGAAGTCTTGGCTGGAGTCATTGGTTCTGGATTAGGGTTAGCGATTGCTGGTTTACTCAAGTCTATTAGTGCATGGGCGGCTTCAGCTAAACTCTCTGTATTGGCAATGGCCAAACGAACAACGGCTGCTGGCGTATTAAGTAAAGCGATTGGATGGACAACTTCAGCGAATGAATTGGCTGCAAAGACCGCATTAGAGAAGGCCGCCGCAGAAGCGGAATCCGCATTAGCATCAGCAGAAGCTGCTGCTTTAGCTGAAAGACAATCGATCAATACGGTTAGACAGGCTGAACTTAATACAAAAGCAGCAGAATCGAATGTTGCGTCGATTAAAGCTAAAATTGCAGTCATCACTGAAGAAGATTTGGCGCAACAGAAGCTTCAATTAACTTCGTCAAAACAATCTATTGCTTACGAGAAATTAGCTCAATCATTAGAAAGAGAACGTATTGCTTATCAAAGCTCATTGACAGCAAAAGCAGAAGGTATTGCTCTTGCTACACAAGAATTAAATGCAGTTAATAATTCTATACTACGCACTGACGCTTTGGTTCTTAATAAAGAAAGAGAAGTTAAATCAACTCAATCGAACATCGCTGCAATAGAAGCAGAACTCAATGCATTAAGGTCTGGGGCAACACAGGCCGAATTAACTGCTACTGCTACTGCAAACCTATCAACTCAAAAGGGAATACTAGCAGAGCGTACTTTGTTAGAAGAAGCCGCACTCACAAAGGCAAGTCTAGCGAATGCCAGATACAATGATGTTCTTAAAAGCAGATCATTCACTAATCTTATTACACAGGAACAGGAATTATTAAAGGCGAGTATTGCTACAACAGCAGCTACAGACGCAAAGCGATTAAAGACTGCTGAATTATTGGTTGTAGAGCAAAGACAATACGCTTCTACATTAGAGCGTATGGGAATTAAACAATCTGAGTATGCTTTAGAGATTCGTCAGATTGAAGTAGAACAACAGGCCATCAATCAAAAGCGCATTCGCGGAACAGCAACAGCCGAAGAAATTGCTAGAGAGAAGCAGTTAGGGATTGCCCGTGAAGAGCTTATTTTAATTGGAAATCGTTTAACGATTGCCGAAAAAAATAATGAAGCGGCTAAAGCGCGGTATATGGCGCAACTCAGAAGCCAAATGGCTCTTGAGCAACAACTCAATGTTCAAGTCTATTCTTCATTGCAGACCGATGAATTAAAGGCTGCCGCCGAATGGAAACGTGCGTATGCAGCAGAACAACGCGCACTTCGACTGAAGTTGGCTGCTGTTGCTTCAGTGCAATCCGCAGAACAGGAATTGTCGGCATTAACTGCTATTGGGGCTGCCGATGAAAAGATTGTTTTAGCAGAAACAAAATTATCAACAGCAAATAGTGCATTAACCGCGCAAACTAAATTATTAACCGCCGCGCAAAATGAACAATCAGTGTTAGCAGATCGATTAACGGCTGCAACTACTCGATTAGCTCAAGCTGGTGCATTTGAGTTAGAAGTGAGTCGAATGAATTTGGCTCAAAAAGAATTAGCGGCTAAGGCGGCATTAGATGCAGTAACGGCAACTGAATTACAAATTGTTCAGATTAAAAGAAAGATTGCTGGATTAGCTGAAGAAGGTGGAAGTACCTCAACTCTTGCTGCTGCTGAATCAGAATTATTGATTATTGAAGAAAGACTTCAGCTTGCAAAAGCAAAATCAGCCGTTGCTTCAAATGCTGTTGCTAAAGCGAATCTTGAAGCTGCTGCTGCTACTCAAGTAGTTGATAATTCACAGAAGAAACTAGCCGCGACTCAAGGCATTCTCTCGCGTTCATGGGCCTTACTGACTGGCCCAACTGGAATGATTGCCTTGATGGTAGCAGGCTTTGCCTACATGGCGTTTGCCTTCCGCGATCAGGATGAAGCCACCAAAGCCCTGAGCAAGAGTACCGAAGAATACACCAAGTCGCTGGAGGGAATGACGGCGGCACAACTGATTCAGACCAGCAATACCGCTAAAGAGTTAATTGACGATAAGAAACAAACCATTTCTCTGATGGAAAGAGAAATTGAATTATTGAAGAATGGACAAGGATTTTGGGCTGCAACGGCGGTGACATGGACAGCCGTTGGTCGATCTATGCAGTTCTGGAAAACCTCGGCAGAGCAAAGAATTGATGCCGAAGCTGAATTGGTTGAACAGCAAAAAGAACTGACTATTCTCGAAGGAAAGAGAGCAGTTGGTATCACAAAGCTATTAAACGAATACGATTCGTTACTGGTCAATAATAAAGAACTTGAAAAATCTAATGCTGATCTAATCAATAGTCAGGAAATTCAACAAGGCGTTGTCGATGAATTAAATTCAAAATGGTTTAAGTCAACTGATGAAGTGATTCGATTAGCGGTTGAACAGGATAAGTTGCGCGTCATTAGTAGAGAACTTGCTGATTCATCTAGAGCATTAAGTAGTTCCATACTGCTTTCTGATGATGCGCTGAAGACAATGAGCGTAACCACTGGCCTCAATATAGAACAGTTGCGGGCTGTTTTTACAGGGAATGAGCAATACGTTAATTCATTGGATGCAAAAGCAAAAGCCATTGCTCGAAGCATTCAGCGTTCGCTTGAACTGAATAAACTCGAAGCGGCAACTGCACTTCAAATAAAGCTACTCAAAGCTGAATATGATCGGGTCGAAGGATCGATCAAAGCCAAAACTGAAGCCTCGATCAAAGAGGCGACTGCATTAGGGGATATGCAGGCCAAGCGTGAAGCTGAGATTGCCCAAGGCCGCGCCTTGATTAAACTCGCTGAATTGAGTGTTGCTTCATCGGGCAAACTTGTGATCGCAAAAGAGGCTGAGATTGCACTCAAGAAAGAAGAATTGATTCAGGACTCTAAAAACGCAGATAAAATCAATGAAAAGATTGGCAAACTCGAAGTAGAGCGCCAAGAGTTAATTAAGACCAAAGCCGTCCGTGAATCAAATCTGGTGGTGGTGAAGGCCGAAGCGATTGCGACTGAAGTTGCTAATCGGCTGATTAGCGACTCCTTTACAACCAATCAGCAAGTCATTCGTGCTACTTCAGAGGAAATAGTGCGTCTTCAGGAAGAATACAAGAACCTGTCGAACAGTGCTTCTGGCGCAGAACTCATTCGTTCTCAGGAAGAAGTCTCGAAACGGATTGTTGAAGCGTATGCGAGAATCAATGAAGCTGCTATAGCAATGGGAGTTGCCTTCTCAGACATCTACAAAACGCTTGGCCTGGATTATGACGAAACCATCATTGGAATGGACTTCTCGACTCGTAGAATGATTGATGCGTTTGGTCAGTTAGGTGAGAAAGGTGGAGCTACTGCACTTCAGATTCAAACTGCTTTTGAAGATGTGTTGGGTAAAGCCAATACTGAGCAAGAACTTATTGCGCTTCGCGATCAACTGGAGAAGTTAGGTAACGAAGGCGCTATTTCATTCAACACCATGCAGACTGCTGTCTCTGCGGTGAATGAGAAGTTAGCACAAACCAAAGGGATTACTGATCCGGTTCAAGCAGCCTTCGCTAAACTTGGGTTAGGGGTTCCAGAACAACTCCAGTCAATTGCGGATAGTTTTAGAGTTGCATTTGATGTGATTTCCGGTAGTGAAGCCCAACTCGAACAAGTGCAATCGGCCTTTATGAAGTATGCCGAGGCTCAAATCGTTGCTGCCTTAGCGAGTGGCAAAGCAGTTCCTGAGTTAATCAAGCAACAAGCTGAATCACTCGGTTTAGCCGCCGCCTATCAGCTATTGATTGAGAAGTCGAATCTGGTCAATCAGGAGTTTGCTGCCACTGTTGAATTATTCAGTCAGTCACGAAATCAACTCGAACAGTATCAAGCCAGAATTGAAGCCACCGCACAGGCTGAATTGGATTGGTTAGTCGCGAAGGAGAAGGTTGCAACCCTCTTAGGCGATGAGGAAGCTAAACGTCAAGTCTTGATTCAGATCGCCGAGAAAGAGTTGGCGGTTAATCAACAACTGATTACTTCAAACGAATCTAAGTTAAGTGCGGCCAATGCTGAATTAGTAGCACTTCAAAAGATTGCAGATGCTGGAACGGCACTTAATACCGAACAGAAGCAACGTCTGATTGATTTAAAAGTAGAGATTCCAGTGATGGAAGCTCAAGTGAATGCGTCCAAAGCGAAGGCTGAACAGTCTCGCGCTGAAGCATTGGCGATTAAACTCGCTAACAGTATTATTAGTGAAGAATTTGCCCGTCAACAAAAGATTGTTGCTGAAGCATCCAGTGAAGTAGGTCGATTAAGAGCCAAATACGATACGCTCAAAGATGCTGGAGCTAATGTCACCGTTCTTAATGACATTCTGAATCAGATTGCTGATGCCGAGAAGCGGGCTGCTGATGGTGCTGAAGGCATGGATGCAGCGATGAATGCGGCATTCGATGCGGTCGGATTAAACTATCAAGAAACTGTAAATGGTATGGATGTTGATACCAAACGAATGATTGATGCGTTTGGTTTTATGGCGACTTCAGCCGTCTCTTCGGCTAAAGAGATTCAACTCGCCTTCACTGATGTTCTATCCAAAGCGAATACCGAAGCTGAACTCAAGGCCATCGAAATCCAACTCATTCAACTGGGTTCCAAAGGCAAAATCAGTGGCGATCAACTCGTGCAATCCCTCGCCGCCGTCAACACCAAAGCGGTCGAACTTCGTGCCTCGGTCGATCCGTTGCAGATTGCGATGGAGAAGTTGGGTGTCGGTGTTCCTGAGAAACTGTTAGCTGCGGCGAATGAGGCTGAGAAGTTCTATCTGACCATGAAGAAGTCTAAAGCGCCGATTGATGAAGTTGATCAAGCGTTTCTGGTCATGGCTGAGAGAATGTTGTTAGCGGAGGCTAATGGCGCAAAGGTTGATATTGCTCAGTTGAAGAATGAAGCTAGTGCGCGTGGACTCAGTAATGCGTTTAATGCTTTATTCGATAAGGTCAAGGAAGTTAATGCTGAATTTTTAGGTATCATTAACACCTACGAACTCCATAATAATAAATTACAACTAAACTCGAAATTTATTGAAGATAATAATACTAAAATCAATACACAGATTAAGTCCGCAATTGATCTCGCAAAGGAGAAGGGCAACTTAAATGTTGTTACAGAAAAAAGTTACGAGTTAATTAAAGAAGAAAACAGACAGCTTGAAGAGAAATTGCAGTTAATTATTGATGAGAAAAACTTAATTCTTGAAACTATTATTAGTTTAAAAGAGCGTAAAGAATCTAGTGAAGGCTTAACTAATGCAGAACAACAACAACTCGATACTCTTGAGGCAAAGAACTCAGAGTTAGGTAAAGAGATTGTCGTCATTGAAAAAAGTCTTCCACTTAAAAAGCGAGAGGAAGAACATGCACGAATCATGGCCGGGCCGATTGGTGAATTGACTCGCCTCTATGCCGAGCAGACCAAAGAACATGAGCGGGCCGCTGCTGCGTCAGAACGGTATCAAGCGCGACTGGTGGACGAAGCCGAACACACGCTCAAGCTGGCACAAATCAAGGGAGATCAGCAGGAGATCGACAAAGCCCAAGCCGCCCTCGAC